CAAAATATCATATAAACCTTTTGAAAGTGTAGCAGTTGATTGACCATATCTTACAGCTAAATTTGAAAGTGCTCCTTCATATCCAGGAAGATAACGCATTGTTTGATCATCAAGCATTGTAGAAACATTAGCAAGCTCCATTTCAAACGCAACTATTTCTTTTATTGCTGTTTGAGCAAATCTTATTCCTTTATAAGCAGCAGCAAAACCAATTAATCCAGTTGCTACATTTTTTATCTGACTTCCAAAATTACTAATAGATTTTCCAGTTGCAACAACACTTGTATCTACACCTTTCGCCCCACGTTGCACCTTTTTTACAGCATCATCAAATTGTTGTGCTCCAGCTTTAGCTCTAAGAGCATTAATTGCTATATCGAGTTGTGGAATTTTAATCACCCCCTTCTAATTTTTTAATAGAAGTTCTTAATCTTGAAATTCTCCATTTTAATTTACTTTTAGAATTCTTCATTGGATTGTCTTTTATATTACGTTTAATCATTTCTGGGTGTTTCTTGCCTAAATTACCATTTCTTATTTTTTCTTTAGTTTCCTCTTTACAAGGTCTTCTTCCAGCTTATCGTATTTTTTCTTTTGCTTCTTCAGTATGTTTAAACCCTCTAATTTTCTTCTTAGTTTCTTCAGAATGCCTTTTACCTAATTGTGATTTACGAATATTTTCAATATTTTCTTTACTTCGTTTTCGTCCTTTCCAATAACCATTCAATCCATCACCACCTCTTGTTTGATTATATCCATTGGGATAAATACTATTAAAATTACGAATGCTTTCAATTTCAAGAAGTTTAGCCTCTTCTTTATAAGTTCTTATATGCAAAATAGAAATTTGCCAATTATCATATTTTCGTAATGCCCTACCTACAAGATTATTAGAACTAAGATGTCTTGGCAATCTTGCTTTAAGATTATTTGTTATACCAATATAGTATTTATTACTTGTAGGAAAATATATTGCATAAACATAAATTTTATTTTTAGGCATTTCTTTTTCTTTCTTCTATTATATATTCAATATATTTCTCATCTATTATACGAATCAAATGAGTAATTTCTTGTCTTTGTTCTATATTTTCTATCCCATTTAAATTTAACCATGCCTCTATTTCAGAAAATTTTATAGAATCAAAACCAACTCTGGCAGATGATAAAGATATAAAAGCATTCCAAATAAACAACAAATCAAGATATAATTCTGGTTGTTTAACTTTTGGAGTTTTACCAACAGCCTTTAATTTTGAACTATATTTTCCCCACTCTAAATTCCAGAGTAGGAATTCAATTAGTTTTTTTCTGAATTCTCTATTAAATCTTTTTTATATTGTGCAGAATTTTCAGAAATACTAACTACAAAAACATAAAAATCTTTTAAATCAGGATTTTTAAAATACTCAATTGCCTTTTCTGAACTATAAGGAATACTCTTGCCATTTTCTTCTATATTTTTCCAATCAAGTAAAACTGTCCTTGCACGAACTTCTAATAAAATATTATTAAAATCATCGACTGCAACTTTATCATTTCTAATATCAACTCTCAATGGATCTAAAAGTTGACGAAGGAGTTCGGTATATTTTGGATTACGAGCACGAGCAATTTTTAATTTAATACCTAATTCAAAATCTACCCAAACTCCTTCTATCTCTTTATTACTATCTGTTTTTATACTATTTATATCCGCCATTTTGTTCTCCTCAAATTAATGATTTATCAATTAAGTAGTTAATGCTCCTGTTATAGTAGAACTTGCAGAAATTGCACCACTAAAATCTGCCATAATAGGAAATCTTGCAATACGAATTGAAATACCTTCAGTTGAATCCATATAAGCACGAAACTCAAAATCACCAATAACATCAGTATTTAATCCCCCTGCTAATCTCGTACCATTTATAATTTTAACAGAAGGCAATTCTATAATATACCCATTTCCATCAGTATCTCTAACTCCAATAGCAATTGAAGTAACAGTTTGATTTAAATATTTATTAAATAAAGTTGCATTAGCTAAATGGACAGTTAAAGAACCAGTAATTTCAACTGAACCAGAACCAATGCTCGCAACTCCAAGTGTACCAACTTGCAATCTTGTCCTTAAATTATTATTTAAAGCAAGTGAAAAACTAAGAATTGCTAAATCACCTAAATTTTCAAGAAAATCAGTTACATGATTTGCTCCTGTCATTACTACTGATGTAGTTTCATTTGTATAACCAGCCCCACCTGAAGAAGTTAAAGATTCCTCTGCCGACCCCATAAAGCCAAAAGTTCCAGTTATAATTCCATCGGCTGGAACTTCGAGAGCCATAGTATTTATGTTCATTCCTTTTAACAAAGATAATACATTCGATAAATCTTTAAAATCTTTTTCAAAATTATAACTATACAAAGTAGTTCCATTAGTAATTTGACTGCCCATCTGCACAGTAATAAGACTACCAGCAGCTTCTGTCTCTAAAGATCCATTTGCTAAAACAAGTTTTGAAGAAGTTGGAGGAGTAGATGAACTAATTTTGAAAAATCCATTATTGGCAGAATTAGAAAATCCAGAAATATAAATCCATTGATTAGCAGAAAAACTCCCAAAACCACTTGCAGAATCATTTACTGAATTATCTGTTCCATTTATACTAATCGTATTAGCATTACTTATTTTTTGTTCAGTTGACCAACCAGAAGACAATAAAGCAGCTTTGAAAAGTTCATCATGAGAACCATAACTTAATTCAAAATTAATATCACCACTCGCACTTAAACCAATTCGAGCCACATCAGAAATTTGTCTATCTGACCGAATTTCTTCACTAACAGTTGTGGCCATATCTTGTTTCAGTGATTCACTATTGTATCTTAGAATTTGTAAATTAGACCCTGTCTCTTGTTCTCCAAAAGAAGATTCTTCTACAAATGCAAGTTGAACTCTATTTGAATCAGACATTTTTTATCCTTTCTTTTATAAATAAAGATTTACATTACTTCCAACAGCAGAACCCGCTCCCTCACAAACACCTACCAATCCAGTTTCTACAGACAAAACTCCAGTAGTCCCACTCGCACTACCAGAAGAACCATCTAAAAGATGTCTATTTATATAAGCATTAAGACTTGAAGAAGCAGCAATATTACCTCGCATTACTGTACTAACATCAAGAACACCTAATGCCCCACCTGCTCCTGTTGTTTCAACTATGCTGCTACCAAGTTCTGTAGAAATACTTAAAGAACCTGTTATACTACTTGGAGCAATTAAGCTGCCATCCGCCTGTCTTGAAATACAAAGAGGAGAATCAGAAACAGAAGAAGCAACAACAGTTGGAGCAACAAGTAAAGTTGAAACTCCAAGAAATCCAAGTACACCACCAACACCTGAAATTTCTATTGTCTCATCACAATCGAGAGTATATGTATTTCCATCTTTATATGTTTGTGTTTTTTGTACGCTTGTATTTACCGCTTTTATAGCAGTAACAATTCTATCAGTTAATTCTACCCAAAAATCAGCCATTATCTACACCTTTCTTCTATTTTAATTATCTATATAAAATGGACAAATTATGTTCATTTGGTAATTGTCTTTTATTCTCCCAATATTTTTTATACTTGGAGTTTTAAACTTTACGCTATCATTTATAACTTCTTCTGTAAATGATGCAACAATAATATCGACCAATCTTAAAATCGACCACAATCCCATTTTTATAGGGTAATAAATTTCTATAGTAAAAATACCAGTATTTCTATATGAATTTACCCCTATTTCTTTTTGTTTTGAATCATCAAAATCAACATTACATTTACACCAAAGTCCAGAAGATGGTGTTTTTCTTATATCGTTATCATAACGAACAACTAAATCATGTGTATCTGCAATATCTTGAAAATAAGTCGTTATGCTATTATTTATAGTGCTAAAACTCATTTAACTGTTCCAAGCCATTCTGCAAGTTCTGTTAAAGTTACTTCTACCATACCTTCTGGAAATTGAGAGCTTCTTTTATCATACTCCAAATAATAAATGTAATCTAAATTATTTGTAATATGTACAAGTGAAAACGGAGGGATATCACCTAATTTTGAAATCCCATTTCTCATAGCTAAATCTGCCATTGAATTTTCATTACCCCCAACTTCTAAAATTCCACTTGCTGGCCTTCCTATTTCAACTTGCCAATTTCCACGAGCACGACCTGTATCTACAGGAGTTCTTAAAACAATTCGCTTAAGAACTTCTAAACAAACCTGCTTATGAAATTTTTGCATATCCCCTCTTATTTTCGTTGCTGCGTTTTCCAACGCTCTATTAAAATTTTGCAAGTTTGTTGACAAAATATTAATCTCCCGCTTCTATTCCTAATGAATAAAATAAAATTCCAGTATTATCTTGTATTGGTGTTACACTTACAACAGTCCATTTTTTACTATTTATAATAATCACAAGCCCAACTTCTACAACAAAAGAAAGATTATAATTTGCAATTCCTGTTAAGCCCTTACCCCAAGTTATTAATTGAGTAGTTCTATATTCTTCTTTAATATATTTATATGGTGGAACAATTTTAACAGTATAATCTATAGGATTTCCAAGAACAGTTTTATTAGTATCTGGATTAAATTCTGCGTTTGGATAAGTCCGTATAGTTGCATCAATACCTTTTCTAACTAACAAATTATATATTGATTCAGGGGTCATTATAAACCTAATTGAACAATGATCAGTATTAAACCAGTTGCCAAAGTAATAAAACCAGATAAAATTGCTGATAATGCTATTAATTTTATAGATTTTAGATATTTACGATCTGCAATTTCTTTAGTCTCATGATGTTTTAAATGGTTGCATTGATTTATAGAAACAGAACGCAATTTTTGTACTACCATTATTAAAATTTCTTTTGTTGGCAATCTTTGTAATTCTTCGTAACTTGGAAATTCATCACTCATTTTAAGCTCTTTCTATATCTGTTGAAAAATATTCATTATCTAAAATAAACGGATAAACAAGTTTGTCTGCAATTTGATAAGTTTTATCTGGTGACTCACCATGAACATATTCT